ACTGCAGCCATTTTTACGAACACTACTCCCGCCAATAATACCGCCAGTAGTACCTCCACCAGTACCGCCACCAGTACCGCCACCAGTACCGCCACCAGTACCGCCACCAGTACCGCCACCAGTCACTGCTTTAACATCAGGTTCACGGGGTTTGAATGTTTGCACATCCTCTTTTCGTGGCACAGGTACAGGCGCAACACCGTAGTTGAGGGTATCTGCTTCGTTAAATGGATTAGCTTTTGCGGCGGCAAGTAGATCAGCTATGGAAGTAGATGTGTCGGAAACAATATTTCCTTTATCATCTTTATATTGAACGCCCGTACCGTAATTGATACCGCCCGAACCGGGGCGACGGTCTTTAGGAGGTGCAGTTAGCATAGGCTGCGCGGCTGTATATTTTGGGATTTTGCCTTGATATCCCATGCTGCCTTTCATCACGCTTGGCTTGTTTGCGCCCATTAGGCCCGCAATACCGCCGCCTGTAATACCGGCTAGGCGTACTAACTCTGCGCCAGTAAGTTTGGTTCCAAGTATCTCGTTAATTTTTTTGGTGATAATATCACCAAAACTGCTAGTCGGGTCTTTGATTTGACGCAGCATATCGTCGTCAAAATCTTTGTAATCAAACGTACTTCCTGTACTTCCTGTACTGCTAAACTGTTTAATATAATCAGCAAGAGCACTATCACCATAATCATCAAATGCAACTGGATCAGCCATATCAACTCCTCAAAATTTGTAATAGGGCTTCTACGTTGAAGTCATCAACGTGCCCGCCGCTTGCGTACTCTTCATCCCCTTGCGCTAGTATTTCTGCAACGGGGTCGTATTGTTTTTCTTGCTCTGGAGGAACGGGCTTGCTGGTATAAATACTGCCGCCAAATAGTTCTTCCATTGGGTCTATCTTTGCCAAACCCAGCAGTTCTAAATTATACGGAGTTGCGGTATTGTTTGGTTGGGTTGCTTTAGTGTTGGCTGCTTTGTCAGTAGCTGTCTTGTTAGCGGCTGTTTTGTTGGTGGTTGTAGTATTAGCCGATGCCCCGGCCCTGTCCATAATTTCAGCACCAGTTTGCGCAGTTCCTGTAATTGGCGTTTTGTAATCGTAGACGGTTTTCTCGCCCGTAATTGGATCAGTGCGCGACCACTCCCCCGTTTTACTGTCAACCGACCAGTCCTTCATGTTGTTTACATTACCGGATGTCTGCGGATCGATCTGGCCGTATGTTGTACCGCCACCTTCGTTTGGAATAAATTTGCCCGCTACCTCATCCCAATCGCCTTTGGTTTCTGGCGAAAATTCAGAACTTGTAGTTAGGTATGGCTCCAGCGTCTTTAAAAAATCGTAGTTAGCCAAACTGGTTTGGGCTTCGGTAGGCACATTGGTGGCGTTGGCCATTGCTGATGTGCCAGCTTTAAACGCAGCTTGGGCTAAAGAAACGGGGTCTAATTTTCCTGTTCGTAGCGTATTGGAAATAGCTTTAGTGACTAATGTTTGCGTGCCTTTATCCAGCCCCTCAAAGCCGGGGATGTTTCCAATGATTGCACCGACCCCAGCGTCCATACCGCCAGACAACAAAGCAGCTACAGGGTCAAGCCTGCCTTCGCTGGTTATAAACGACTTAGCTGCATTGGCCGCAATGTTTGCGCCAGTTTTTCCAAGAACATCTACAAGGGATTCCGAGCCGCTGAGATAGCTACCTGCCTGACCGCCAGCCCACGACAACGCGCCAGCTTTTAAAATATCAGTGGTATCTTTTCCCTGCGCAGCTTGGAGCGCCATTGTCCCCATAGGGCCACCAAAATACGCCGCTCCTATGTTGGCTGCCGCATTAAGGATGGGGTTGCCTTGTAAGATGTTAAGAAGATCGTTGCTTGAAGCCTCTGTCGTGTAAAAAACTGGGTTGCCCTTGGGGTCAAACTGCACACGGTACGCCGTGTTTCCCTTCCCAGCGTAAGTCCCGCCAAACGCATTACCTTGTGTGCGCTCGTTGTAGTTACTAAGGATGCGCTCCCCAGTGTCTTTGTTAATGATGCCTTCGCCGCCGGGAACTAAAAAAGACATCTGCCCGTTGGCGTCTGTCTTTAATTTACTTTGCTGCTCGGGGGTTAAAACTTCAAAACGAGAACTTGATCCATTTTCATCGGTATATTGTTGCTCATAACCATACTGTTTTTTTACTTGGTCGGCAGGTACATCGGTGTACCCCGACACTTGAGTCTGATTAGTTTCGCCATTCGTTTCAAACTGGGGGATAACGTACTGATTGCCAATTTTCTGAACAACTTGACCGTTTGCATCTACTAACCGTTCTTGCACGGCCTGTGGAACGTAGAACGTCCCCTGTCCAATTTGCTTAATATCCGTTACGCCAGAAGCAACCAAACTCTTTGCCATATCCAACGCGTTAGCATCAGCCGAACCAAAGCCTTGGCCTTTCCATTTGTCGGTTAAACCTTGTGAAAGAATCTGCTTCTTGACCTTATCTACGTCAGACTGTTTCATCTTGACCGTTTTACGGCCATACGTATCTTCGATTAATTGTTCAAGTTCTGTTGGTGCGGTTGCCATGTCAGACCTTTACTTTTAATACGTTGCTTGCAGACGTATCCCGGTACACATCGCCCGTTCGTAGATCAGCCAAGTCTGCCTGTGTGGGCAGGGTCTTTAGATCAATGTTTAATCTGGCAATGTTAATTGGTTGCACAGCATTTATTTGCTGGAAGAACAAATACAACACGTTGAGAACGCCCGACATGTACGGCTCACTGTACTCCGGCGGAGCAGAGGGTAAGCGCGGTGGGGTAGCTGTAGAGAATAAACTCATGTGTTACCCCTGCCGCCATCTTGGCGAATATCTAAACGATGAGCGCCACTCTGCCATGTGCAACCAAGTTGGTTTGACTCCATTGTCAGAATCATCTGACGGCCACGAACACGAATAAACACTTGTCCGGTAAACGCTTCAATTGGCACTGTAGCCGAGCGAGTAACCAACGCATTGCTATCGCCCCCGACAGACTGCGGGTTGTTAAATCCAGAGCCAGAGTTCTGCATAGGAGTCAGGGTTAATGTCACTTGAGGGTTAGCTGCGGTCGAGCCAACAAATGTCAGGTCGGGCAAAATACGGCGCACAAAACCAAACCGATTGCCATCGTCAATGTCAAATTCAGTTGTAGAGATCATGGCGTATATTGGGGCAGGTGTTCCCGTTTCGTTGTCATCTACCCCAAACTCATGGTTCACAATATTGGAGTTGTACGTTGCTGCAAGCGGGTAATTACGAAGACCTGAATCAAACCATGCAGTTCTACCCAGCGTTCCGTAAGACCAAACATCTTCCCCGTAGTTGTATATTACGTAGCGGTCAATTAATGAAGAAACTGCGGAGCAGTAGAAAAACCAAACCTCGTTAAAGCCTTCATTGGTACTTGCAAAGAATTGTGAATTTTGTTCAAAATTTATGTCCGTGTACACATATCGTAGCAAATCGCAACGCAGGGTTTGGACGCGCCCGTCATATTTATAAAACTTGTCTACACCCATCCAGTAGCATACGCCAGAAGCCAACGCCGCAGCATTTTGCCCGACAATAGAAATATTGTCACCAAGCAACTGAGAACCCCATACTGCGGGCGGCCCTGCGTATTGGAGAGAATACAACGTAGAGTCAGTAAACACCAAAATCTCTTGCCGAGCCTGAAGCGCTGTTACTATTTTGGATCCATGAGATAAGGTAAGACTACCAGCTTGGTTGGTTGCTGCGGGTGTCCAATCTAAATAATCTTCTTGATTTGACCAACGGAGTAGCATTGGGCTTTGTGTTGCACTGCCATAATCGTTGCAACCCAACGCAAATGTAAACCGCGAAGCATCAGATACAAAAATAAAATTTTGTATGCTGGGCACATCTACTAATAAAGAAATAGAAACACCAGCGCCCGTAGAAGTAGTGTTAATCAAAGTGCCAGAACTATTTGCAATATTAAACGTAAGACCACTTGGATTTGTTACGTAATAAGTGGTAACCGCAGAAACACCTGTGGGTAACGACCCTGTTGCAGAAAACTGAACTGGGGTTCCAGAGGTAAATACAGTAGTTGCCGTAACTACAGTTGGGCTTGCATTGGTAAACGACACCGTTCCGCCAAGACCGGAGATTAAAACGCCACGGGTTGTAAGAGACGTATTATCCCAAAGATATATACCGCCACCAGTGGGGCCAAAAATCAAATAATCGCCAAAGTTTGATTGACTCCAAAGGCGTATTTGTGTTGAACTTGCCGCACTATTGCCCCAAGTACCAAGCCCCCATCCACCCGCTCCCCACCCAACCGCAGGAATTGCAGTCGCGCTACCCGTGTTAATTTGGTAAGCAGCAAGTACAGCAGCCCCGCCGCCAATAGCAGAAGCACCCGCCACTGAGGAAGCTGTAATTTGATACGTGGTTGTACTTACGCCGATAGTTGTTATCTGGTATTCGCCATCAAGGTTTAAACCTCCAACTACTGTAGCGCCACTGAAAGTTACAAAATCGCCATTTACCCAGCCCCCTGTAGCGTCCGTTACGGTTACTGTAGCTAACCCGGCAAACGTTTGAAACGGGTTAACTCCCAGCAAAGCTGCCGTTTTGCGAAGTGGTGTGATGTCGTTATACGCCCCGCCACTCTCAATGTAAAATTTTAAGTTTGTACCAACACCAAGCAGGTTTGACCCGTCCAGAGTGACCCAGTTCCACAACGACCGACAAACACCTAAAAACGTAGACGCAGAAATACGCGCCCAGCCACCAATTTTCTCAGGCGTTCCTTGACGAAAACGAACCTTCTCCGACTCGTAGTAGCCGTTCTCATTGGTGTAGCGGGTGTTTTCGCGATTGACCCCACTCTTTTGCACAAGTTTTTTTATTGGCATTGGTCAATCCAGTAGAGCGCATTCAGCAGTGCGCCGTTTTAACAGACCCGGCAAAACCTTGCCGCCACCTTTAGTCCAGAGCATCAGTTGTTCCTTTGCTCCATCCCAGTCATTGGCGTTAATTTTCCTCTTTAATGTAGAGGTTTGCAAGCGCCCGATACCAAGGTTGTAAACGAAATCTACAATGGCGTTGCACTTACGAACGTCAGTAATCAGGCCGGGGCAATTACGTAGAGCGCCGGGTAGGTACGTGTGCTCAAGCTCAATCATCAAAAGCGCCCGTGCCGTAGACTCATCCATCGGCGGGTCTTCCAACGTTACCTTGCGTTTGTCTGCGTAGTAAGTTGAGCCATAACCGATCGTAGCCACGCCAGCCGGGCACAAATATGGCTTGGCGCGGTAGCCCTCAAACTGTTTACACAGCGCGGCGGCTATCTCTAAGTTCATTCGTCTTCTGCAAGTTCTTCAGCGGCAATCTCTGCGGCTTCGTCTTCTAAGATTTCTTCAAACCCACAATCACATGGGCCGTCTTCGTAAACTAAACAGTTGTTTGCGTGTGCCATTTAAATACCCCTTTGCTTTAAAGTACGATCAAGAAACCAATAATTTATTGTCCCAGACAGCAAGGCTGAGAAGTCAGGCGTCATCATAGTCTTAAACACTTCCACTGCTGGAGCGCCAGCTAACCATGCGTTGTATGCAAACCAAACATGGATGAATGACCAGACAAACAACACCCAATACGTTACCACAGGGCGGACAGAGGCTGATAGGCTGGCTACCCATCCACCTGCGGATTTCACCATCTCTGCTTGCTGCACAATCGCGTTGTTGAAGGCGTCCATGACCCCAACATCAATTGCGGCTTCGCGGTTAGCGCCAATCTCAGCCAACTTCTGCTGGCCCCGCAGGGTTTCCAATTCGCACTGGCGGGAGAACATACTCAACTCGTGCTGACGTTCGTTCTTCTTGTCAAAGAACTTCAAGACTTCAGGAGCCATGCGGAACAAACCGCCAAAGATGGAGCCTAACAAGCCCCCGGATAAAATATCAAGCATTATTTTTTCCCCAGTTTTTCACGCTCTTCAGGAAGCCTGACTTTGACTTGCAATTCGTTAATGTGGTTCATCAAATGCTCTTTCATAATGGCTCTTCGTTCAGCAGAAATTGGGCTGTCTGTTGGAATACCTTCTTTAGTAATCAAAGCAGGCATTGCCCCTTCAATGCGTGTTAGCCGTGTAGAAAAATCATTTACCTGCCCCAAGAGCCAAGCAAGGGACGCCACAATAATTGGTATTATTGCCTTGAGAACATCAGCCCAGTTCATTACGGAGCCTCTGGCCAGTTAATAGTCCAAGGAAATCCCGCTTGCGTTGTTACGTCACGCAATGCTTGGCGGTACGCAGCCCAGACTGTTTTGTCTACAGGGGCATCAGCTACCTGAGTCCAGTCGGAGTCCTTGAGCTTGTCGTTGCGTTGCTTGCGCACAGCTTCAGCTTGAGTTGTGTCCAAGGCGTCTTTGGCTTCTTGATCCATGTTAGAAACGGAATACTTGGTAAACCACTGTCCGTTAATTTGCTCAACACCATCACGGAAAGCAAACTGATAGCGGGTGGGTTGAGCTTGTGGGCCCTCCAACACTGGATCAGCACCAAAATCATTTAAAGTTCCTACGCTAATAATTTGTGGAAATGATGTATTAGCGTTGAGTCTGCGAAACTCATCCTCGTACATAACTGCGCCTGTTTCTCTGATTCGTATTTGCATGATTGTTCCTTTAAGCAATAGCCAAGAAGATGTATGTTCCAGTATTTACATTTATTGCCGCCAAAATTGCTGAGTTCAACGCAAAACCTGTAGCGACAGTGGTTACAGAACCAAGCGTAGCAACTTCAGCCGCTGTGGTGTTTAAAAGCAGGTACGGGTCTGTCAGTACCGTCATACCTCTGGCTGTGTCGTATATGTACCAATCACCAGTTGAGTCTGTACGCTTAATAAGCACAAACCTAGCCCCGCTTGTAAAGCCGCAGTTGATGGTCTGGGTTGCGCCGTTGCCTGTATAAGTTCCAAATTTGGAAACACCGGCGCAAGTTGCAAACAGGTAGGCTACATAGGTTGCATTAGCTATATTAGCATCGTAAGTTGTTGCTGCAGCAACTTGGAAGGTGCTGGCGGTTGAAAAGCGAACCACAATTCCAAAAGACGACGCTGTAATATTAGCATCTTGTGTGTTTAAGAACAAATTAATGTTATTAGCTAGGGTTGTGCCCGAATTTACTAACCAGTTTTGAGTAGAATCTCTACGTTTTACAATAATTACCTCTGGGGTAACTGTTAGCGAGTGCGAAATATCTCGGGCAAGTGACCCATCCCCTGTGTACGTCACAATATCAAAAAAACTGGGGGCGCGGCGGAACAAGTAGTTGATATAGGTGTTTGCTGATGCATTGGTAATTGTTGATGTTGTACCAACTTTAACTCCATCCATAACATCCCAAGGGCTTGCTTGCAGGATTGTTGCCCCCGCCGCTACTTCTGCGGCTGTGGTTGATGTTACAAGATACCCAGTACCCGTAAGCCTTGAAGAAAATAAAGATGCCACTGCTGAGCCGCGATTCTTTATCAGTACAGCGTCATCAGTCTGACCGCCAGTTACCGTGGCATTTGCGCCTGTACCAGTACGGGCATTTAATCCAAAAACCGTAGTCGCATCAGTAGGCACTTTCATCGGGCCACGGCGTATGGCTATGTAGATCCAGTTTGCAGGGCCAGTGAAGTTAATACTGAAACCAGTTGATTCAGGTGAAAAATTGATACCTGTCTGTTCAGCGTTAGCTGTATTAGCCCACAACCAACTAGAGCCAGAAGGATTCGTGAAACCCCTCATGTTGTCAATCATGTACCACCCACCATAAGTAGAGCTGTCTGTGCGCTTAAACATTACCCATTGAGGCTCATATCCAAGGTTCACAGATGCTTTACCGCCGCTGTCAGTGCTAAAGGCTCCACAGGTAATCACATTGTCCGTACCCGTTAGGCCAAAGCCTCCTGCGTTGTGGGCAAATAGGTAGGCTACGTAGTTTTCTCCGTTAACGTTTGTTCCGTAAGTGCCGCTAACCAGTATATTTGTAGAAGTTGGCGTATCTGTTGGACTCCAAAAAGTTGAGCTTGCAGCACTTGTGCTATCAAGCAATAAACCGTTATTTGCAATACTGCGATGCCATACGAACCAATTTGTCACACCTATATTGGTGCATTTAACAATAATAGAACCGGGAGTGCTTCCTAAGTTATGCGGAATTGACCTGCCATCTGTTCCATTGCCCGTATACGTCACAACATCAAAAAACTTTGGCTGCTTGCGGAATGTCCATGAAACAAGGTCACCAATGCCGGGGCCATATGCAATACTATCAAACCCGTTGGTATTAAATGCCCCGCCAATTGCCCCGATTGGAACGTTTTGTGCACTAGAGTCGTTGCTAGATAAAACATTTGCTGAACCACGCGCACTATCTGAAAGAAAATGATAGCCCAAGATGGACGCTGTACTATTTCTGGTTTTTTGCCAAACCAATCCACCGCTGGCAGACAGGTTAATGTTATTAGTAATTGTCTGCGTAGAACCGTTGGCTGTGTAAAGGTACGTGCTAAACACATCCTCAATGTAGTTAGCCGCGCCGCTAACCTGTGAGCTATTGCTTGAAAACATAACCGCCCTTTAAGTGTAGTTCTGCCCAGCAGTAGAGCCGTACCAATATGTGCCGTCACTGATAAACACATACTTGTCCAGCTTGCTTGCAGTGCTGGTAATTGTCGGTGCGGTGGCCGAAGGCCAAGAGACTGTTGACCAAGTAACTGTGCGTGACCCGGTGGCATCTTGCTTAAGCAATAAAGTAAATGACTTACCCGCTGTTGCCGTTGGCATGGTAATAGTTGCATTACCCGTCAACGTAATAATCTGAACTGTGCCGTTAGTCAGCGCCAGTGTAATAGCTGTTGAACTGTTGGCTGAAAACGGTGTTTCAACGTAGTTAGTAACAGTTGGGTTTGTTAATGCTGGCGCGCTGTTAAAAACTAATAAGCCAGAACCCGTTTCATCCGTTACTGCTGACGCAAGATTTGCGCTACTTGGAGTTCCAAGAAAAGTTAAAACTCCAGCGCCTGTAGTTGTAGTAGAAGGGGCAGCACCCGCACCGCCTCCAATAAGTAAAGTATTTGCAGTTAAAGCAGCAGACGATGCAAGTGTTCCAGCCGCAGAATAATAAAGCACCCCACCGGAAGTTCCTGCGCTTAAACCCGTGCCCCCGTTGGCTACGGGCAGTGTTCCAGTAACCTCAGAGGCCAAGTTAATAACACTTGAGGCTACTTTTACAAAATCAGATCCGTTCCACGCAATCAGTACCTTGTAGCCATTAGGCACTGTAACACCAGTAGTAGGGCCAGATCCTACAAATTGAATAGACTGGGCGGGACTACCCGTAGTAGCATTGATAACAATGTACGTCTTAGACTGCGCTGGCGCGGTAATTGTTTTTATGGCTGTACGCGCCCCAGTACACAAAATAATAGCTTGGCGCGAAGTGTTAGCCGCATCTACTGTAGTGGTCAACGTTACATCAGCGTCGGTACTCAAAGTAGTTGTTCCGGCTACTGCGGAGTCTAAAAGCGAGGTAATGCTGTTGTTGACCGTTGTACCCCAAGTACCCGAAAGGCTACCTGTGACTGGTAAGGCTAAGCCTAAAAGTGGTGTTGATGCCATGTGTTTTCCTTACGTTGTAATGGGTGTCCAAACAATCAATTTGAACTCCTAATAAGTGCCGCCGTTGATGTGTTGGCTGGCATGGTGATAAGAAAAGTGGTGGTAGATGTTTTGTCTGAACCAAAGTCCAAAACTGCAATTGACTTATTACCCTGCGTCACGTTATAAATTAAAGCGCACCGAGCCGTTACTGCCGTTGTCCAGCTTACATTATTCCAGTTTGCGTAGGCAATGTAGCCGTCGCTGTTAATTGAAACTCCAGTCATTATCTGGCCTCCTGCTGTATAGCCAGACGCTACAACCTCATTGGCGCTTGAATACACTGTGGTAGCTTCGTTTAAATCTGCGGCAGCAGTGTAAAGAGCAATCTTGATCGTGTCTGTGGACAAGTCGTGGATGCCTTGATACAGCTCTTTTTTGAAGCTGGTAGTTTGGGTTTGAACAATGCTCATACGACTCTGACCCTAACTTGCCCGTCTCGATAGGCATCAGCCCGCTGTTTGCCATCACCCAAGTTCTTAAGCAGTGATATAGCTTGCACGTATCTTTCTTGGTACAACGCAACCATATCGGCTTCACCCTTCATGTAGGTGTTTGCTTCGCACAGAGTCCCGTACAGCAAAGCCGAATCAAAAAACTGGCCCAGCCACGTTGTGCCCGCAGTCACAATAGACTCTGGGTAAGCAAAATACTGTAGATTCGTTACAAGCGCCGCACTAGGAGTAGGCCCAAAAATAAACTGCAACTGTTTATTGTCAGAACTCTTTGGCCCGTTGATTGCGTAATGTTTGGGCGTGCCTGTTGTGCTTGGATTGGGGTAAGCTTCTTGCATAAAGTTGGGATCTTTATTTAGAAGGTAAATATAGTTCCCGCTACCGTCAATAACTGCAAACGAATACACCGACAGCAAATCACTGGGCGTATCCATAAATTGACTGCCATTTGTCAAAGGCGTTGAAGAAGCTTTACGTAAGTTGGCAATTTGAACAGTGTTGTATATACGTTGCTCAGCCTGCCGAATGAACGTGTCCATATCTACTGTGGGAAACGTGTTCTCACAGTAATCACTGACCAAAGTAACCAACTCAGTATAGGTCATGCCATCGGGCCTCTTGACATGAACCCTTTAGTAGCTGCACCTGCGCCGCGCATTTTAATGCCTGTTGTCTTAATTTTCTCGTCACCAGCAGACTTACTGATAGCGCCAACACTCACATCAACGGTGTCCAACTTACTGCGGTTTGGTTCCTTGCCGGGGTTGGTTTGGGCTTTGACAGCTTTACCATCCATTGTGTGCGGCTTAGCGTAAACTTTGGCATCGCCAACTTCTTTGCCCATCATTTTTTTGCTGAATGTAGCCATGATTAGCCCCGATTTTGTGCTGCAATTTTAGACAAATTACGGCCCATTGCCTTCATGTTGGCATTGGTTTTCCCTTTGCCAGCACCCTTTCCACCCATCATTTCTTTTTGGGTGGGGCCGCTATCGCCATAGTTTTTGCCTTCTGTTTTGCCTTTTTTTGCAATGCCATCGGCTGATCGTGTATATGCCATTTTAAGCTCCTTAATTTACCGTTACTGTACCAACAAATGTCGTTGCCACCAAGTAGTTTGGTGTCAGACTTGCATCAAAACTTCTTGAGCCGCCAACAGGCAACCACCCCCACTGGATATCCCGAGAGCCACCAGACAAGTTTCCTGCTGCGTTATTTCCTGAAGTTACATACGTTGTATCTCTGCGTGGATTACGTAGTGCTTGAGGATCATCAACCGGAAACGTTCCAAGCATCAACTGCGGTTGATCGGGATCCCAGCACTCAGGACACACAAGCAACTCGTATTTGCGCTGCTTAATAATCTCAGTCTTAAGCTTCTTCAGTTTAAATTGCTGCCCGCAGCGATCACACTCCGCAATTGCTATCTTGCCAGAAGCGAAACGGTTACCCATTATGAACCGCCTATGAACATTTGCCGGGGAACAAACCGCACGGCAGCTTTTTCCCTATCTTCGCCCGCCGCTAACTCAAAAGCTTCGTCATACATTTGCTTGAGCATTGGTACGCGCTCCATCAACTCAGGCACTTTTACAGCAATGTGATACGCCAAACCAGCAACTACGCAAGGCAAGAACCTAAAGTTCATGTCTGCGGTCTCAGCACCTGCCCCGGCATCTTGAACCCTGCGCAGTCTCCAATAAACGAATTGGTATGTTGTGCTGTTATCGGGTGTAGGCCAAACAGTTACCGCAGGCAATTGGGGCACGTAGACCGCCGTGGAGGCTGTATGTGAGGCTGCGGTTGTATTGTTCTGAGCGCGGAAAACACCACCAAGGACATTGCCTGTGATGTAGGTGTAGTAGATGTCTTCCGTGTCTAACCGAATAAATCCTGCCCCGGCTAATCCAACCACCGTGTTAAGCGTGATCGAGGTGGCTGTTGAGGTGATTGTTGACGCGAGAATAGAGCTTGTAGGATTGACTTCACCAGATAACCGCTGAATCCATACTTGAATCGGTCTCGCCTGTTGTAACTTGTTTGGGATGGTTGCATACGTAGAAACACTGATACGTGTGATGGTTAGGTCAGCTTGTGTTGAAGCGGTGTTTGATCCCGTACGGATCACATGCTCTAACAAATCAATGGTGTCTGTTGGCAGTGCATACGTGGCTAGACCGGGCGTGAGATTGATGAAGCCTTGCTCCATCGTCCACATGTTAATACCCTTGTTCTGCCACTCAATGGTCATCAGGTTCATTGACCTACGGGCTGTACGTAAGTCGTAGCCTGAACGCATCTCCCGGCCAGCACGCTCCCACGCTTCCTCGGCGATCTCCGTGAAGTCCATGTTGAAGGCGGTAGTACCGGTGGTGTATGCCATTTAGAGTTTCTCCAATGTTTCGTACGCACGCAGCTTTGCATTAAGGGCGGAAATTTCTTTGTCGCGCTCTTCCAACTTACGCATGAGGCTTTCGTTCATGTCGGCCCACATTGCAATTTGTTCCATGCGGTGCTTGTGAT